GGTTTTGCTGAGGAGAGAAGTCTTAGACATCACATCTTTACTCAAGGATTTGGACGGATTACGGACCATTACATAATGTCCGTCCACATTAATTGGACTACTACCACAAAAGACAATTTTCTCAAGAATATGCGCAGGTTCTTCAACCTTCATTCGAAAACCCAAATTAAGGAAATATTGTTTAGCATACTTTTGCACTTTAGCCAAATCGTCATTCTCAATTATGATAACAGAATCATCTCCATCTAAGAAGACTCTATGTTTCGTAATTCCGAGAAACTTGACGAAGCTAAACTGCATAGCACTATTGCCAACACAATTTCCAGAAGATGTATTTGGATCTCCACTCATGCGCATTCCGGTGACTGTAAAGGACAATTTTCCATCTGGGGCCCTTGCGCGACCCTTTGTCTCTAATTGCCACCTCATCAACTTAAGAAAATGCTTATCCCCAGGAAAATAGGCGGAATAAACGCGCGATTCAAACTTGAGCACGTCTTGCGACACACTCTGTTCGAACCTACTCGCGTCCATTGCAACAGCTACTGGCTTTCTGAACTCAGACCAGTACTGCGATATAATCTCGCCTCTTTCCTTGTGATTCATTCCTTTCAACACAACCTTGTAGCCGAACGTTTCTTCAACGGCTTTGTATATTAATTTTTCTATAGGCCTAATATATATGCCCAATGCCACTAGGTACTTATCGGATCTAGGGTTGATACCTCTAGGAGGAGGGTCCGGTTTTTCCGTCCAGTTAGTAGTCTCAAATTTCATAAAGTATTTCGTGTTCGCATCACGTTCACGAATACCTTCAATTTGAAGAGCTTTAGTAGCTAGAAGATAGCGCTGTTTCTTGTGTCCGCTAAACACGTTAGAAAAATCTAACATATCCATTGGTTTCACGTAAACTGCACGCCGCTTCATCACCTTTTCAAACTCCTCGACTACCCTGTCAAAAACTCCAGCCCTTGGCAGTGGCGGAAAAGAAAATTTTCCATTTTCACTAATGTAAAACAATCTTTCTTTCACTGCCCTCTCCATACCATCAATAGTGTTGTTATAAGCGCAGTAGCTATGGCCGGGTGACATTCCGGTTATAGCTGATAGAGCCCTGCGCTTCGTGGTCCTGCCCGGTTCCCTACTCACATGGAGTGCAGGAAGATCTGGCGCTAATGAGCGCGCCGAATCTACTCCATATGATGGGACCGGGCCCCCTCAATCGGGCGGCACAACTCGGATACTTTTATAGTATCCGAGCCACCACCTCAACGAGGGTTTCACCCAAACCGATCGAGGGGTATTGTATTCTACAATCCTCTCTTGTATCGGGTGGGCGGCAAAAATCGCCAATGCTCTAAGTTCCGACTCCGACGGAACAAAACAAAGAACGGCGAAAATATGCAAGGCATCCACGTGGTCAGTTCGAGTTATAGTACGCAAACGCAGGATCTTCTCATCAAAGAAATCATGGGCAGCCCGCACCATCGCTCGGTTTCTGGTTGGATTTGGATGTTTCATCCTAAATTCCTCAGCCAGTCCAGCAGCGAGTCGGTACGGTTGTGCCTCCATTTCTGTAAGAGAGTCGTTTGTCCTCAAATTGATCAAATGTCGGGCGAGCGCGACCTCTGCATCCGTGGCTGTGATTGCACTCCAATTGTGGAATGCTCTCATAACCCAGCGCAGAGCCGGCATCTTTGGCGCCCTTATCTTCTTACAAGACGCAACAAGTTTTGTAAGAAGGGTCTCCCTTCGGGGTGTGGGAGGTCTACGGCGGTCTGGTAAACCAAACATCAGCTCCGCCTCGTGCGCAACGCGCACAGCCTGATCAGAAGATCTCTGAGCAGGCGTCTGCGGACCATTAAGGTCCCTTCCAATTGTGTGCCAATCAGGAAAACTAAGGCCGGCTTGTACTCCGGAATTACAGGGAAAAGCATCTACATCCTGTGAGTGGGTGGCTGAACCTCCACCATTGGCCGCACAGCCGATTGAGTCGACGTGAACATTATCATCTGTCTCATAGACAGCATGACGATAAATATCATCAGTCGATTCAATAATTTCTTCCCAGTCCACGATTGGGACATGTTGGGGAAAAAGTTCGCATTTGGGGTTAACGAAGCCCCTCATGCATTCCACGCAACGCATAAGACTGAACTCGGCATTAAATACCTCGTTACAATCAATACACGTAAACACGCAAAATTCATCTGACAACACGTCAGGCACAACCTCATCAACAGGAGGTTCAGGAATGGTCGGATCACCAAAAGCACTGTTGCAGAAAGACTGTTCGTCATAATCACTCAGTTGATAAAGACTAACATCTCCACGGCATCCCCCACCATAAATGAGGGGAACGCCGCGATAATTCCACACTATGCACTCTTGGGTCGGTTTACTCATCATGAATAAACTTTGTCGGCTTTAACCCAGCTCTTAAGGCGGTTGTGGCGATAACCCGCCAGGGCATCTAACCGATGTTTCCAAAGGCCCGGGGAGAGAATAGGCTCCCCGCGTCCTAGTCATAATAAAATGGCAGCATCCCGTCCATCCGGGGTGTAGGTGGTCTTACCACAATGCAGGCTAACAGCCGCGTGCGCATTGGCTCTCAGGTCGAAAACGACCCAATACTACGTATTCGCTGCTCTCTCGAGCAGGACACCAGTGCCCACCCCTCGTCTTTCCGAGGTGCCAATACTCATCTAGAT